GACATTCTTATGAAGTGGTGGACTAAGAAGTTTGGTATGATAGATGGAGAAAGAAACAATAACATCTACATACTAGCAGCTGCTTTTAATGACTACGGAGTAAGCAGGTCTTTATCAGAGTACATTATGAGTCAGTTTGAAAGTGCTGATTTTACAATGAATGAAATTAAAACCACTATTAACTCAGCTTATGCTCAGACTCAAAACTTTGGCTCTAAGTATTACGAGGATGAAGATAGGGTTAATCAAGTACGGATGAAGCTCAAACGTGGAGTATCAAAAAAAGAAATCCGTCTTCAATTATCTGAATCCCAAATTGAAGACGCTGTAATTGATTCTGTTATCACCTCTATTGAAGAGGATGAAAGCGAAAAACGTTTTTGGAACAAGAATGACAAAGGGGTTATAACAATTGTACATTATTTGTTTAGGCAATTTCTAGAAGATAATGGGTTTTATAAGTACAGTCCAGAAGGTAGTAAGCATTTTATTTTTGTTAGGGTAACTAATAATCTTATAGACCATACTAATGAAGAAGAGATTAAGGATTTTGTACTTGGTTATTTGGAAGACCTTGATGATATGTCTGTATACAATTACTTTGCAGACAAAACTAGATTCTTCAGGGAAGAGTTTTTATCCTTACTAGGTACAGTTGATGTGTACTTCATAGAAGATGATAAAGATACTGCCTATCTGTATTACAGAAATTGTGCGGTTAAGGTAACTAAGACTAAAAAAATAACAATAGATTATTTAGATCTTGGAGGCTATGTTTGGAAAGACCAAGTTATTGATCGTGACTTTGATATGTGTGATTCTTTTAATTGTGATTACAAAACATTTATTAATAACATATCTGGTGGAGATAAGCAGACAATACTATCAATGAGAAGTACTATAGGGTATATGTTACACGCATATAAGAACTTATCGTATTGTCCTGCAATTATACTGAACGATGAAATAATATCTGAAAATCCTGAAGGAGGAACAGGTAAGGGTTTGTTTATGAATGCTCTATCTCAAATGAAAAAGCTTGTAACTATTGACGGTAAGTCTTTCAACTTTGAGAAAAGTTTTGCATATCAATTGGTAAGCGCTGACACTCAGATACTATGCTTTGACGATGTAAAAAAGTATTTTGACTTTGAAAGATTGTTTAGTGTAGTAACTGAGGGTCTTACATTGGAAAAGAAAAACAAGGATGCTATCAAAATTCCTTTTAGTAAGTCACCTAAAGTTGCTATTACAACCAACTATGCTATTAAAGGTAGAGGTAATTCATTCGCCAGGAGAAAATGGGAACTTGAATTTGCTCAGTTCTATACTAAAGACTTTACACCATTGGTTGAGTTTGGTAGACTATTATTTACTGAATGGGATGAAGATGAATGGTGTTCATTCGACAACTATATGATTGAGAATGTTATGTTCTATCTCACCAAGGGATTGATTAAAGGTAACTTTAAAAATCAGACAGTAAGAAACTTAGGTGCAGATACATCTCATGAGTTTGTTGAATGGTGTGGGTTATTTGACAATGAATATAAGAATGAATTGATTCGATTCGATGAAAAGATATACAAGAATGAATTGTATATGGATTTTATTCAAGACAATCCAGACTTTGCGCCTAAAGCCAAACGAACTATATCTAGAACAGAGTTTTATAGATGGTTGAAGTCATTTGCAGTATTCAAAACAGATATAATACCTGATGAAGGTAGAGATTTGAATGGCCGTTGGATTATATTTTTAACAGATAAAAAAAATACTAAGAAAGATGAAGGACAATTGGAGTTTTAACGAAAACCTTAAGTGGTGCATAGATAATGACTTTCAAGTTTACATACAGCCACTAGATAATAGTGGTAGATGTAAGATTGCAATTAGGAAGGGGGGCATATCTACAGATGGTAAGCCTTCCAAATATTGTAAAGAAAAAGGATTAACTTTATACAGTAAAGAAACATTAGGTTCTGTTGAGTACAAAACACAAAAAAAAGCAACAGAAAATCTTCCTAAAGTATATCTTTATTTAAGACAAACACATGGAGGAATTTGATCATTTTGATGAAATACATTACGGAATGCTTAATTCCTATGACATAGTTGTCTATAAAGTGCCTTTTTCTGAGCTTTCATTTTCAGACTATAGCTTTTTCATTCACGACATAACGAAGCCCATCACAACAAAAGTTGTTGATGATTTGATTATGTATTTTGAAGAGTTAGAGGAATATGAAAAATGTCAAGTACTAACAGAAATAAGACACGAGTATGATACAATTTAGAGACTACCAACAAAACATTATAGATAATGGTACAGAAGTTTTATTAACTAAGAAATTTCTGTATCTATCTATGGAAGTAAGAACAGGTAAGACACTTACCTCTCTAGGAATTTTAAATAAAATGATGAGTGTGAACAGAGCATTGTTCATCACGAAGAAGAGAGCGATAAGCTCAATAGAATCTGACTACAATTTATTGAAGCCAGGCTATGAATTACAAGTAATCAACTACGAGTCACTTCACAAGATCGACCAAGGGGGTTGGGATGCTATAGTTTGTGATGAAGCACATGGGATGGGTGCTTTTCCAAAGCCAAGTAAAAGAGCTAAAGCTGTATCTGAACTTATTAGAAGAAACAAACCATATGTTATATTGCTTTCAGGTACACCAACACCTGAATCTTATAGTCAAATGTATCATCAAGTATATGCCATTCCAAATAATCCATTTAATAAGTACTCTAACTTTTATAAGTTTGCTAGTGATTATGTAACAGTTACTACCAAAAGAATAGGTGGGTTTATGGTAAATGATTATTCTGATGCTAAGGAGACCATAATTGATGATATGAATCCTTATACCATCTCATACACGCAAAAGGAAGCAGGATTTGAATCTTCTATAAAAGAAAAGATTTTGTTTGTTGATGCTCCTGAGAGTTTAATGGTTATGTGTTCTAAGTTAAAGAAGCTTCTTGTGCTGGAAGGTGAAGATGAGGTTATACTTGCGGACACGAGTGTAAAGCTTATGCAGAAGCTACATCAAATGTATAGTGGTACAGTTAAGTTTGAAAGCGGCAATTCTATGGTGTTGGATTTGTTTAAAGCTCAATACATATATGATAATTTTTGTTGTAATAAAGTAGGAATATTCTATAAGTTTAAGGAAGAGCTTAATGCAATTAAGAAAGTCTATGGAGATAATATATGTACAGACCTTGATGAGTTTAATACTACAGAAAAATCTATAGCATTACAAATTGTTTCAGGTCGAGAGGGTATATCTTTGCGCAATGCTAAGTATTTAGTATATTACAATATAGATTTTAGTGCGACTAGTTATTGGCAGTCTAGAGATAGAATGACTACAAAAGAAAGACTTGAGAATGAAGTGTTTTGGATTTTTACAGAAGGAGGAATAGAAAGCAAAATATACAAAGCAGTAAGTAAAAAGAAAAATTATACTTTAAATCATTTCAAAAGAGATTTACTAACTTTAAATTAAATCATGAGAACTAAAGCAGGTGAATTTAGACAAGATAGTTATGATGCAAATGATAAGTTTGCAATTAATAAAATACAAAAATACTTATTAAAAAAGAATTTCATTATAGAAGAAAAAGACCAGGAAGATTTTGATATAGATATAATTGCACATAAAGATGGATTAAAATATAGAATAGAAGCAGAAGTTAAAAATACTTTTTTTACTAATTTAGATAGCTTTCCATTTAATACAGTTTCTTTTTTAGGTAGGAAAAAAAAGTATTCTAATGAAGGATTATTTTATTATTTTCTGTTGTGTAAAAAAAACAATTCATTTTTATATTGTACAAGTGATACTATTTATCAAGAAAAGTATAAAGAAATAAAAGAAGTTAACACAATACACCGTTTTGGAACTGATGTATTTTATAGAGTACCAAAAGAATTATGTAATTTTAGAACTTTTTAAGGTTATAATATGACAGAACAACAAATACAAGCAAAAAGAATTAAGGAATTAGAAGCTGAAGGGTACTATGTTATCAAGCTTGTTAAAACTAATAAGAATGGGATTCCTGATCTTATTGCTATACCACCCAATTGTGGTGTGTTATTTTCAGAAGTAAAAAAGCCAAAGGGCAGGGTGTCTGCTCTACAAGAATATAGACTAAAAGAATTAGAAAAACATGGGTGTAAAACAGAAGTATATAGAGGAGGAATTTGAAATAGATGAATATTTTATTGAGCAAATGCAACAATTTAAAAGCCCAGCATCAATAAGAATTGCAAGCTTAGTTGATAAAATGTATGGTATTGAATCAACTAATGGACAGATGAGAAATAAAACAGGTCACGTGCATCTAGATGATGATGAGCCTGTATTTTTCGCTATAGATTACTATAGAGATGATGAAGGGCCTATTGTCCTTATGGATGTATATAACATAGAGGTAGACCAATATCTAGATTCAATTAACGCTAACATTAATATAAAATGAGAAGATCAGAACTATTTGACTATGTTATAGATGCTGTTGAATATTCTTCAGGTCTTGGAAATATTAAAAAAAAGACTAGACAACGAGAATATGTAGACGCTAGAAGAATAGCATACCATATACTAAGAAGCCTACATGGTTTACCCTTTCAAGTTATAGCAAAAGAGTTTAATAAAAATCATGCATCTGTTATTCATGGAATAAAAGACGTAGACTTTTTAATTAAAACAGACCCTTTTTTTAGAGAGACTTACAATAAGACTATTAAGCAACTTTCTATGGGAAACTTTAGGAAAGAACAAATATTAAAAGAAATAAAAGAATTACAAGAAGAGTTTTTAACAATAAATTAATAAATATGGAATATAAATATAATGATATTGAAAAAGTTTTACAATTTAAAACCTGGTCAAACAAACGAAAAATAGATGAACTATTTAGAATTGATTGCGAAATGTATACAAACCTGGGTACAGATTCCACAAAAACAGAGCGAGAAAAAGTAAAAGCCAAGTCAAAAGCTATTTACAGGACTGTAGCAAAAATAGACCCAAAGTGTGGAAAACACTTATTGTTTAGTATGGACTATTAGTTTTATGTGTATAACTTTATTATTTCTTTTAAGTAAATGTTTGTAACTTACAGAAACACAATTACAAATGTCAATACACAAAAACAGTCGAAACTCAATAAACTTTATTAATTTGTTAATGAAAAGCATTAACAATCTAACCGATGACATCTACGAATCATTGATGGATGAGGATTATACTTCTTTAAACTCCAGCATCAAAGAGCTTCAATCTGTTTTGCGTGAAACGCAAAAACTAACAGACGATGAAATATAGACCTAGATTAACAGAGCGAGAGAATGACATAATTCAAAAGGATAGAGCTTTACAAAAAGAATGTAAAGCAATGGGTATCCCAATGAAAGATGTAGACCACTATTGGCACAAAGGAAAACACTTTTCTCTTCACGTAAAAAATAAAGGAGTATCACCAGAAGAACTTAGAGATGATATCATCAAGGCAATGGATAAACATTCGCCTTCTTACAAGAAAATAAAAAGAACTAAAAGCGAGAACGGACACTTGTTAGTTATTGATCCTGCAGATATTCATATAGGAAAGTTAGCTACTAGTTTTGAAACAGGTGAAGATTATGATTCACAAATAGCAGTAAAGAGAGTTAAGAAAGGTGTTAAGGGTATACTTCAAAAGTCAAACGGATTTAAAATAGATAAGATACTTTTTGTTGGGGGTAACGACATACTTCATATAGATACACCTAAGCGTGTTACTACAGCAGGAACTCCTCAAGATACTCATGGAATGTGGTATGAGAATTTTCTTACAGCTAAAAAACTTTATGTAGATATACTAGAAACATTAATAAGTGTTGCGGACGTACACTTTGTATACAATCCAAGCAATCATGATTATATGTCTGGATTTATGTTATCTGATTCAATACAGTCTTGGTTTAGAAAATGTAAGAACATAACATTTGATTGCAGCATTGCTCACAGAAAAGGATTTATGTACGGACAAAACCTTATAGGAACTACGCATGGAGATGGCGCTAAGTTGGCTGACCTTCCATTAATTATGGCTAATGAGTTTTCTAAAGAATGGGCAGAAACAAAACACAGATATGTTTATACTCACCACATACACCACAAGTCTAGTAAAGATTATCATGGAATTACAGTAGAGTCTTTACGATCACCAAGTGGAACAGACTCTTGGCATCACAGAAATGGATATGGAGTAGGTGGTGTAAAAGCAGTAGAAGGTTTCATACACTCCAAAGAACATGGTCAAGTTGCAAGACTAACACATATATTTTAATGATTAAACCAGAATGGCGATTTATGGACAAAGCAAGAGATAGAAAAGAAACTCCAGTCTATACAGGAGTTTTAATGTACTTCCCTGATGCTATAAGAGAAATAGCTCAATGCAGTCACGCAGGACAACAACAACACAACCCTGACCTTCCGTTACATTGGGACAGAGATAAGTCAGGAGACGAATTAGATGCCCTTACAAGGCACTTAATGGAATGTGGTACTGTAGATGCAGATGGAATAAGACACTCGGCTAAGGTAGCTTGGAGAGCCTTAGCTAACCTACAAAAAGAAATAGAAAATGAAAGAACACATAACAAGTCAAATTATTAAAGAAAAACTCAAGCCAAAGCCTAATTATAATTTAATAAGAAAGCTTCAGCAATTGTTAGATGAGCCTATAGAAAAATCATCAGAAGTCTAAATTTTTTAATTCATCTTCTAGTTTTTTTAATCTTCTACCACTAGGAGTTTTTTTAGAGTTTTTTCTAGCTCTAGATTTTTCAGCCTTTCTTTTTTTAAGAGCTTTTTCTCCATATATTATTTTAAAGTCTTCATCACTTAACTTTAAATCGTTCTGTTTAGATGCTTTTATATCAGACCAATTTTCAGCCATTAAATATCTTCTTATATCTTTATATAGTGGTAGTGGTACTCCTGCAAACTGACTAGCCTCCAAGGCAGTTCTTAGTGTAAGAAACTCAGCTGCTGCTCTGTCTGCAACTTTTTTATCTTTACTTCCCATTTTAGCAAGTAAATCGCCCATTCTTAATGCACTACTAGCTTGTGGAGCTAAAGGCCCTGAACCAATTCTTATTGCCGACTCTGCTATACCTTCTTTTTCTAGTTTTTGTTGGTTTATTACACTAAATATAATAGAATGTATATATGGATTATATCCTTTGCCATCTTTGTCTGACCACAAACCTAAAGATTCTCCATATTCCTCGTTTAATTTTTCAATACCTAGATTTATTGGAATCATAGGAAAGTTCCCTGTAGTACCTCTTGTTATCAAAGAAACTCCTGCACCTGCTAATTGTCTAGTGGTTAACTCCTCGTAATCTATATCATCTTTATCATCAAGACCTAACACTCCATTGAACATAGAAGCTAGTGCTTTGTACATAACAACGTACATACTCATTCTAGTCATGATTCCTGCTAATGTAGCACCTCCTTTAATAGCACCCATCTCTCCTTGTCCAACCATAGAGGCAACAGCTTGTCTAGCCGTTACAAATTCATTAATAGTAAACCTAGCCATATAAGAATTTATTGACTTATATAATATCAATCTTGCACCATCCTTATCTGAAAGTTGATTTTTTAATACACCACTAAAGGGGTCATTAGATGTTGCAGCTTGAGTAACTTTAGCATCCGCTGCTCTCTTAGCAGCTTGAATAGCATCTGCGTACTTAGTCATATAAGCTTCGTCATTCTTTGATATCTTATCTGCGTCCATGTCTTGACCAGTTTCCTGTTTAAAAACCTTAGCAAAAGTTCCAAAAAACAAAGGTCTTGAAATCATTTTATCAGGAGTACTTAATAAATTGTCTGCTAGAAACTCTGAACCATCGGCAAACTTTTTGCCAAATCGACCTGCATATTCAAGGCTGCTTTTAATATTACTACCACTAGCTCGTTTACTTCCCTTTTTGTTTCTAACTACACCAGCTTGTTCAGATTTAGAACCTCCTAGTATTTCTGACCCCCAATTTTTAGTTACAGTTGTAGACCCTACATTTTCTGCAAAAGATAATCCGTTTTGCATTAAAGATAAATTTGAATATTTTCCTAACCCTAATGCTAATTCTTTAGGAGCTGACATTAATCCAAATGTCAAGTTACTTCCAAGTTCTGCTACTGCTCTTGGAGCAGATGCTAGCGTACTATAATATCCAATCCTTCTTGCCATATCAAAGTACTTGCCTCCTATAACATCTGTGCTAAAATTACTAGACAAAACTTTTTCAATAGATTCATCATACGCTCTTGACAAAGAAACAGTTGCTTCTATTACTTCTTTTGTGGCATTTTCTTGCTCAGAAAGTCTAGTTAATTGATTTAGGGCTTTTCTAGATGTTTGTATTTCATTTGTTAAATAATAATCCATACCTGTCATTCTTAAAGCTCTTAATGCTGTAGCGACAGGATCAAAATCAATTGCCTTTGCTCCTGGAGTTCTGCTTATAGACGATTTAGATTCAGTACTTGTTTTTGCATTTACGTATTCTTTTTGTGATATTAATTGTTTGTCTAACTTATCTGTCGTAGCATCAACTTTGTGATGAACATAATTGTTTAATAAGTCTAGTTTGTTACCTCTTACAATAGTTGTGGCATAGGCTTGCTTGTCACCCAAAGCACCATAAATTTCTTGCATTATACCTATAGCTTTCATTACTTGTGGAGATAAATTTTGTTTCATCTTCTTAGTTGTAATGACTCCTCCTTCGCTATTCTTCGCTTTTATATCTAGTAATATATCTATATCAGCTTGAGTATAATTACTTTTTGTTTTAGAATCGTTAAAGTTTTCTATAGTCTTGTCTATAAATTCATTTGCTTGTGCAACCCCTTTATTACCTGCGTTTGATTCGCTTTCTAAAGCTAGTAAATATGTTTGTATTTCAAACCTTCTTCTTACTGAAGGATTAGTTCCTTCTTTATAAGTAGGAGCTATTATCTGCTCTACAGCATCAAGCTTATCAGTCAGTCTTCCTGACCAGGTTTTAAATTGACTATACTTTGTAGCTATTGGTTCAAAACTATTATTTCTTATAGTGTTGTTTTTATAGTTTCCAAAAGCATTATCTACTGCAGATAAAGGATTAGTTCTCAGCATCTCTAATGATGTTGTAGAATTTGCTCCTCTACTCATAGCATTTTTTAAACCTGCTTTTATAGCAGCTTCTGACCTGCTTTTAGCCATAGCTATTTTATTTTTAGTAGTTCCATATTTGTCTACTAAAGGACGCATGTCATAAGCCCTGCTATTTATTGACTGACCAAGTTTGTTTGCAGCGTGTGTATAATGACCATCATTTATATTTTCAAGACTAACTTCTAATAAATCTAATTGCTTACCTGTTAAACCAATTAGGTCGCTGTCTTTAATGTTTTGAAACACTTGAACACCACCTGCTTCTTTAGTTGTATTGTCAAGACCTTTCAAAGTTATACCTCTAGACCTAGATTTAATTTTTGTTATAATGGCCTGTCTATTTTCAGCAAATTTATTAGCAGCTTCTACAAGCTCTTGATTTTCATCAGTTTCTGCTGAGTTAATTTTATCTATAAGAGTTTGTAATGTAAATGAATCTAGTTTATCTAAGTCGTTTTCAATAAACTTAGAATCTTCTGATATTAAAGTTTCACCATCTACATCTTCATTAATAATTTTATCTACTATACTTTTTAAGCTTTTAGTTTCTTTGGTTTCAGTCTCTTCATCTGTATCTTGAATGTTTTCATTATACAAAGAATCAGCCATGTTTTGAGAATCTATTACTAACTGATCATCTAACTTTACATTTTGTTTTTGCTTAAGAAGATTGCTTAAGAAATCATTATACCCATCTATGTTTTCACTAGTCAGGTTCTTAGTTGGAGTGTTTAGTATAGTCCCTAACCTAGATATAAGGTCTGGATTTAATCCATAGTCTCCTTTATTTAATCTTGTGGTTACTCTATTATTAAGCTTCTCTGCTTTCAAAAGTTTTGCTGCGTAATCAGCGTCATTAAATACTTTTTCTGAATACTCTATTAATTCTTGTACAGCCACTTGATTATCAAGATTAACACTATTAACTTTGTTTATAACAGCTTTTGTTTGTGCTGCAGTAATAGTTCCCTTTTTACCTTTAGAATATATCTTTATCTGTTTATTAAGGTCTTTTCTTTTGGTTTTTAAATCTTGTTTACCTTCTCTGTTGGCCTTGTTCCACGCTTTCCAAAATCTTTTACGCTGAGTATTTTCTCCTTCTTGCTTTGCCTTATCAGTTCTAGTGGTACTCTTTATAGATTGTAAAATACCTTTATATGTATCAGCCGTTACAGTTTGACTATTTGTTTTAGCAATAGCTTCTACCTCAGCCTTAACCTCAGCTTCATTAGCAGCGTATAAATCTATTTGCTCATTAGAATAATTTGTATCTCCATTGGCAATTTTAGTTGCTAAACGTCTTGTTTTTGATTTATCTTTCGGTGATTGTTTTCGTATTTCAGAAACTCTTCTATCTATGGCTTCTTGATTTTCTGAATAAAACTCTTGAGCCTCTTCAGATAACTCTGTAGAAGAATCACTTTCAGCTATTCTATTTGAAAATGACTCAATCTTATTGTCAAGTTCATTGTTCACACTCATCACTTCTGTCTCCGTAGTGGTGTCGGTTGTTTTGTTTCCTTTTCTCCAGTCTTTAAATTTAGACTTGTTGTTTCCAATTTCAGGGAAACTTGTGTCGCTTCTTTCGGCTATATATCTAGATAAAACACTTACTTGGTCTACATAAAATCCAAACTTTTGAGCAATATATTGTGTAGCATCTTCAGCCGTTATTTTTCCATCAATAACCCTCTGTATTACTGCTTCAATTTCGTTTTCATTTTTTTTAATTTGTTCATCCGATTTTGTTGCTGTAGCCTGCGTAGAACCTTCTTCATAACTCATCATAGCTCCGAAATTTTTTCCAGTAGTATCTCCAGTTAGTAAGTCCGCAGAAGCATCAGTTATTGCTTTTCTATTTTCCTTCCATTCTTTTTGATTTTCTTTAGGAACAGATCCATCTTCATTTCTAAGAGACTTATCTTTTGCTTGTAAATCTTCTACTGTTTTTCTTTTGGATTCTAAATACTTTTCTCCTTCTGTTAATTGTTCAGTATCTGTCTCCGTAGTCGTGTCGCTAGCTTGGTCGGTTTCTGTTTCCGTTTCGGTTTCAGTCTGCTGGGTATCTGTCCCAACGTTTCCTTCTCGAACTTGTTGCAGTCCCACTTCGGAGTCTGCCCCTTCTTCTTTGCTTCCTGCATCATCTGGTAACACTTGCTTCTCTGTGCTTGGCTTTTGAATGGCATCGTTTTCTTTTTTAGTTTCGCTTTCCTTATCTTTTTCTAATGCAGCTTTATTAGCTGTTTCAACAGGAAAAGCTAAGGCTTGCTTTTCTTCCATTGACAACTTATTAAAGTTTTGTACAGCTCTACTTCTAATTTCGCTGTTATTTATTTTATAGTTTTGTTCACCTGCAGCTTCTTTTTCAGCAACTAACTCTTTGCCTGCATCATCCATTAGTTTTTGTTTTGATTTGTTATTTACAAAATCAAAGTTGCTGTTTTTAATTATGTTGTTTTTTAAATCCTGAATCTGAACATCAAGATAAGGTGAGAAAACTTCAGAAACTTTTTTCTCTGCTTCTAATTGCTTAATTTTATTTAAGTCACTCATTACCTGTAAAGATGTTTCAGCACTTAAATTTGATGGTAACCCATTAATGGTTTCATTAAATATTTTAACATCACCCATTAAGTTATCAGCTTGCTGTTGAGTATAAATACCCCTCTTTACTTGTGAGTCTAAAAGTGATTGTGTTTTTTTTACATTACTAGCTAGTAAAGCTAAAGATTTCATTTGGTCAATAGCTCTACCACCTCGTCCTGTCATACTAAAAGACCTAGTTGTATTTGCTTTTAAATCTCCTGCAACAGGCATTAAAATACCTGCACTTAAAGATATTATAGAGGTGTTAGCAAAGTCATCTAAACTAATAGTCTCCTTCATTATTTGTTCACCTGCTTGTTCGTTTATGTCTGAACCAATGATATAAGCTTGTGCGCCTTGTTGAATATTTTCTTGAAAAAACTCTTTTCCACCTTCAGCTAAATAGACAGGAACATTTCTTATAACTCCATCTAATGTTTTTCTTAAATAAGACCTAGATGCTTCAATTCCTGCTCCTTGTGCATATCTGTTGATTGTATTCTCAACAATTTTTTGTTTTACTTTTGTCCCAAATATTTTATCCATAGCAACACGCTGCGTAGATATTGGAGCTGTTAATACACCTAATGCATATCCCTGAGTCCCTGCTTCAGAAGCCAATAAATCTGCTTCTTCATTTGATAAACCTGCTTCTAGTGCTGACTTTCTAACTTGTGAGGATAGTGAGCTACCCATTAAAGTACCTTGAGCAATCATAGCTGATGCTGTTGTAGCTCTCATAGGTACTTTTTCTAACAAAGAAACAACTTGTCTACCTTGCTTATATTTAGATGCAAATGCAATTCCTTTTGCAGTTTGACCTGCCATTCCGACACCTCTGGTAAGAGCTATTTGAAGTAGCATATCTGAAGCCACACCTGCAGTTGTTACAGCTGCCCCTGTCCCACTAAAACTACTTACGTCAACTCCATTTAACTGAACTTGTTTTCTTATTTCTTTTATTTGCTCAGGCTCTAATACGCTGCTTACTCTTATCTTTAAATCTAAATCATATATTTCTCCGTTGTCATCAATCATATACTCTCTACCATTTGCAAAAGCGCTTTTACCACTCGCATACGTGTACCTAAGCATATCATCTCTATTGAGTTCTGTTTCAGCTTGATTCATTTGAATTTCATCAGTAACAGATTCCATTCCTATCCAATCATAAGCCCACTCAGAAAAACTATTTACTCTATCATTTACAGAACGACCTCCCTGAGATCCTGCATCAAGCAACCATTGAGTATTTGAACCACCTGCCCCACCTTCTAATTCTCTTTGATAATTTTCTTTTGTTTCGGCTTTTTGTTTTTTTACTGCAAATGACAAAGTAGGAAATTCTTCTTCCATATAATTCCTAAGCTTATCTATACCAATAGCAGGCTTTAAATCTATTTTATCTACATCACCATTTAAAAAAGGATTCTTCCCTTCATTCTTAATTTCGTATTCAAGAACTTGTTTGTTTATATTTTGTAAATCAACTTCAGCTAAATAGTTTTTTAAATAATCATACTTTAATTTCTCAGCTGCCAAAGTTGGATTATAGTTTCCAGAATAGTCGTAATATCTTCCATCTTCAGATATTGTTTCGTCTTTCAACAACTTAGCATATCTTTCTTTAAATCCGTTTTCTATTAGATAACCATTAAATCCAGATATGTCAATTTTATTATCATCACCTGATAGCTTTTTTAAAGTTTGTTGGTCATACATTTTTCCTAAAACATCATCTTCAAAACCTGTTGGTTCATAATCTGAGCTTTCAAAAATCTCAAACTCTTCATCAGTATAAGCTCCATCTTCTCTTTGAAATATAGATTGAAGTTTTTCAACGCTAGCATTAGGGCCTGCCAAATCTATAAGCCTTGCCGTTTCTGCATCAAAGTCTTTAACTTTTTTAATTATAGCATTTCTTTTTTCTTTTTCTTCAGGAGTGTAACTAAAGTTTTTTACATCAGAATATTGAGAATATTCTTTTTGTTTTTCTTCTTGCAGTTTTAATGCATTGTCTTTAATTGACTTTACAGAAACTTCTTGTAGTTTTTCAATAGATTTTTTATTTCCTTTTAATGCAGAGTTTATATCTGATTGCTTTACATATCCTATAGCTAATGCTTTTTGAATATTAGGATCAGCTTCTATTTTTAATTTTAATTGTTCATCTATAGGTAAATCTAAAAACTCACCTTTAGTTTCAATAGCTCTGTCTGTTTTTGTGAATGTTATACTTCCCTGTCCTCTTTCTCGATTGGGATTTGTTGCTTTTTCAAACAAAGAACTAAGGTCATCTTTTAATAGATTTTTGTTTTTTCTAGAATCATATCTTTCTTTCCATGAACCTTCACCATAGGCAATTGCAGATTGTTTATCTGTTCCAAAATCAGCAACCTCTCCTCTTTTTTTAGCTTCTTCGTAAACAGATTTCCAATCTGATTCTGCTTGCTCAGACATGTCAACAAATTCTCCGTCTTCATTTTGAAATACTGTAGGGAAAGAAAACCAATTTTCTCCATCAAAAGTTTCGGTTTTCATTTTGTGCGTAGATACACTTCCATCGTCATTTAATTGAACACCTTTTCTATTTGGTGCGTCAATATTTATATTGAATTCTTCCTCAACTTCTACTTCTAAACCATCCGAAAATCCAGGAGTTGTTTCCGTCTCTGTAGTGGATTCCGTAACGACCTCGTTTGAAGTGGAAGGAGTATCGACTTGATTTTTTTTTTCAGAAGTAGCTATTCCAACATTTGTTCTCCAAGTTTCAATGTCGCTTTTTGTATACTTCTTATCTGTAAGATAAACATGCACATTGTCTTGTATTTCTTTACTACCTGAAAAATTTGATTTCCAAGTTTCAAAATCACTTTTGGTTGCGCCATCATTAGTTAGCGTGTTCCATATGTTTTTAAGAATTTCTTCGTCCATTATAAAAGTTATTTATCCAACATTTGGCGTTGATGATACTGTACCACTTGGCTTCTCTCCCCTTAAGACTTTATCCATATTTGTTTGAAGCCATTCATGATTTTTCTTACTTACTTGTCCTGGGCTTTCGTAATCTACGCCATCTAATGTAATTACATATTTGTCATATATACTTCCACTAACATCTTTAAATCGCACTGATATATTTGAGTCAATATCATATTCTTGTATGGCTTTTTGAATTATAGTATTTGCTATACCAGTAACCTCATCTTCTTCAGGATTATTCGCTATTGCATTAGCAAAAACTTCAGCTGCAGTACCTGCTCTTTTTATACCATCTGATTCTGAAACTCCTAGATTAAAAGCACCTAAGCCTCCATACTCTTTTGTTACGGTTTTAAACTTACCTTCTTTACCACCTGCTTTTGTTTTAGTACCCTTTAATTTAGATTTATCAAAATATCTTTGAGCTTTTAATTGTAGTTGTGCCGCAATTTGCTTACCTGCATCTACACCTAAACCTGATAATGGTATAGGGGCCATGCTGTTTCCATCAGCATCTAAAAACACTAATTGCATATTTTCTCCTGTACCTGTAATATCATAAGCCGATATTTTTTCTGGATTTTCAGCAACTAAAGCCTTTAAGCTTGAGGCATCTCCTGTAGCTGCAAGGTCGATAAGATCTACTGAGGCTTGGAAGTCTTTTTCTTCATCACCTGACTTAATTGAAGCAGCACTTCTTTGAAACTCAGAATCTTTAGATCCTGTAGACGTAATATCTCTTTTAAGTGCTGAATAAAAACTACTTTTAGAAATTCTTTCAGAAGCCAACTTGTCTTCATCGGTTACTACAGGAACAATTTGATTGTTCTTAGCGGTAACCATTTTTATGTACTTACTTTTTTTCGCTGATAACTCTTGTCCGTAAGTATCACTTTTTGGGTCTGTATCAATATATGTATAATCTATTTTTTCATCTAAATCTATGCCTTGTTTTTCTAACTCTTTAACTTGAAATTCATTTAATGTCATTGACCTAGATGCTGCTGGCCCATTGTCTGTTAGTATACTAGCTTGTCTATCAACAGTAGCCGTTGCTGTAGCAGCTGCATCATCAAGTAAAACTTCTAGCTGAGGCAATTGCCTTAAGTCGTCAATAACAACCCCATTCATTTTACCTATTTTTTTCATTTGCTCAAAAGCCTGACCTAATGGCGAACCTTCTCCAATAACTCTTCCAGTTTCTTTTTCTAAGTTAAATTTATCTGACGTTTGATTTCTTTTATTATTAAAAGCTAAAACACTCATGTCCTGAATACCTTCATAGGGTTGAGGATTGCCATCAGCATCTAAATCTAAAACTCTTGTCTTAGTTGTTTCGTCAATTTTTGTTTGATAAAAAGTTATTCTACCCATTCCATTTTCTCCAAATGTCATATTAGTAAAATCAGGATTACCCATTCTGTCATGTAAATCTTGAAGTGATTGGTCTACAGCCCCTGAAGTTGGTTCAATGTAAATTGGTAGGCCATCTTTACCTAGTTTCTTGTTTCCATTTTCATCTAATTCGTAGTATCCCTTAAGTCTTTTTATGTAGTTTTCTTTTTCTTTAGCGTAGCCATTTATTTGCTGTGCAAGTATGTCAAAAGATTGTTTTCCGTTTTCTTGAAATATTAAATTATCCTCAGGCTTTACCATTCCTGCTTGAACCAATCCCATGTTTCCATATAATCGGTCTTTATAATTTGCTAATGCTTTTATTGCTAAATCTCTACTAGTTTTATCACTAGGAAGATTTTCCATTGTTTTTAACTCAGCGTCTCTATATTTTTGAGCTGTGTTTGTTTTTAATTCAAGGCGTTCTTTGTCGATGTTTTCTTTCCATTCTTTAACACCTTTCATCCCTTTATCAATACCTTCTAGTAGTGTCTTTTTAGTACCTACTCCGGTATTACCTTGCTGTATCGAAAACTTTGCTGCTTCTAATGCGTTACCCATATCTTATTCGTTTGGTGCGTAAGGTGTAAATATATCTCCCATAATTTGTGAAAACCTGTTCCCTGTTCCAAATTGGTCAACAACTTTCATGAAATCACTAACAGCATTTGTTTCTGTTTGTTTTTGTTGTTGTATAGCGGCTTGAACCTGAGGGTCTTTTAATAGCATATTAAGGTCTAGATTTGCTCCTCCTATTGAAATTGTTTTCACATCGGCAGGCGATGTAGGGGTTGTTACATCAGGTACAATAGTATTTGTTGCCGCACTTGTTACAGGAGCGGTAGTTGTGCTTACACTAGGTAATGCACCACTTTTTATTATACCATTTAAACCATTTCTATCCAATCCAAGACCTTCAATTTGTTTTAAAGCTGCTGCCCTGTCCATTCCTGTTGACTTAGATAGTGCGTCTGCTGCTTTACCTATTTTTTTTGCGCTACCTCCTAAGCCTCCAAATGCAGTAACTCCTGCACTTAAAGCACTTACTCCTGCATCTATAAATGCTCCTGTAGCTTGTCCTTGTAATTGGTCTGCTTGTTGGGTTAAAGCATCTGCTTTTACTCCTGCCGCTGCTGCTCTATCATCAAATAAACCTGCTATTTCTGAAGCATCTTTTTCAGAAGCCTCAGCACGTTTCATGTCTATTTCTAGTTTTTGATCAGCATATTTATCAGCAATAGCACCTGAAGTTGCGTCCATTACCTGCTTTACTTTACCTGCAGTTGCGCCTACACCTCTTTGGTCTCCCTCTTGAGCAGCCTCTAAGATTTGAGAACCTTGTTGATTTGCTAATTGTAGTTGTTTGTCGTAAACATCAGTTGTGGCTCTAACAGCATCATAGAAATTAGCCTCTAATCTTGCGACAGATTCTTTTTCTAATTCAGCTTGCTTCGTTCTCATTCTACCAGCTGCCCTTGCTGCATCTGAAGCCGCATCGCTTGCTAAAAACCCTTTTGCAGCACTACCACCTATTGCTACCGTTGCTGCTGCTATTGTTGTAAATGCTGCCATATTATAATTGTTTTATCATTTCTTTATTATAACTGTCACCTTCAATGTATCCATTATCTTTATAATGTTGTATTAAAGAATCAGACTTTATTAAAGCGTATGCGTATTTACAGCCTGAAAGTTTTAAAGTATGCGTTAATATTTTTACAAGCTCTATTAATGCCTCTTTTCTTTTTACTTTGTCTTTGTAGTCAAAATTAGATATTATCCAATCACACCATCCTACTTTAGAGTTAGTTATGTAAATATACCCTGCACATACAGGAATATCATTATCATACACAATAAACCCACCTTCTCCATTATCAGGTAAAAAATCTTTTGGAGGTGGTGTCCATCTCCAGTCTTTCCACCATTTAATTAAAATGGACTCATAGTCTAAGGGATTTAATTTTCTAACATTAAATTTCATTAACGCAAAGATACAAAATCTAAGGAAAACTTTTAAAGACATCTGAATCTATTGTAAATAGTTCAACAGGCGTCTTGCTGTTGTTTGTTAATTTAAACTCCATGTAATATCCTGTTGCTCCATAAGACTCGGCAACACTATCTTTAGTTGTAAAGATATATGAACCCACAGGTACGGTTTGTCCAATTGGGTCAAGATCTGATGCATCTATTAAAATTGTTTTTCTATCAGAAGATATACTTGTTATTGGGCCTATTTCTTTTATTAAGTTTGAAGGGTCTTTGTAAAAAACAGTATCTCCATAATTAATAATATTGCTTATTACTACGTTAAATACTATTTCAATTGTACCTGGGGATGCCCCTGTAGTTGAAGCAAAAACACCAATCCCCTGTGTTGATCTTTGAGCAAAGTCTTGACTACCACCTATTCTTCTAATAAAAGCAAACCAAGACCCTTCTTTTTGTTCAAAATAGGTTTCATCCATAAAACCACTACCTAGGTCTGTTACCAAAGAACAATCCCAAGAATCATCACTTTCAAGCTCAATAGTTTTAAACACCTTAACGGTGGTAGGTTCTTGATTAAAGACACCTGTAATTGTAGAGTCATAGTCTTCTCCGTAATATCTGTTTCTTATCTCATTTGTATTATGTCTATATAAACCACCTCCTTTAAAAGTATATAAATACTGATTCATTCCTAATATCATATCAGGCATGTAACTATAAAAAGAAGGCCATCCTTTTACCGACTCACTAAATGTTAAAGTATAATTAAGTTCTGCTGCCATATGTTTTTTTTTAAGGGCCTACACAATTTTGTATACTACTCACAACCCCTTGTGTTACTGTAATTACTTGATTATTATCCATTATATAGTTTTGGTCTGAAGCTCTATTTACTCCATCGTGGTCTAAAAACACAGGATTATTTACTACAGGAAAAGCATTTCCTGCATTTAAAAACCTACCAAAATATAAGGTAGTGTTTGTGGCTTGACAAATATTACCTGCACCTATAGCCTTAGCTTGAAAAGAAGGCAAAGCAGCAGGACATTGAACAGCTATATCCCAACCTGTTCCACTACAAGGGCCTAAAACCTGTATTGTTACAAGCGCTGGTAATGCATTTGGTTTTGGAACTATTAATAAATTATCTTGATTTTGACCAAACCTAATATCGTCTCCTGTATTTATAGTAATACTTTGTGGTGATGGAGTACCAGCTAACCAACCATTTGCGTCATACCCATTAAAGAATTGGTAATTAAGTGTGCTTGGCGTTGAAGGAACACAATTGTCATTGGGGTCTCCTAATATAGTAAAGGCATCTGCAACACCACTTGTTGATTGTAAGTTACCGTCATTTGGACTTGACAACCTATTATAATAAACACCATCGTATAAAACTCTTATTCCGTCAGGATAACTTTTAGGATCAAAATAAATAGATATAGCTCCTGTATCGGCTGATGTACTTCCTGCTGTAATCTCTAATTGATATATACCCTCGTTTCCTCCTGGAGGATTTAAAGTTCCACCACATGGTATTCCGCATTCTTCACATATTGTAAGAGGCCCTAAAAGTCCATTTAGCTGATTTCTATATTCATTATTATATTGGTAAAAACCATCAGGTGATACAATTGTTAAGTGTATATCATCGTATACTCTAGTTGCAGTTGCAAAACTTGATGAGTCTATAAATTTATTTACTATACTTGGCATAATTTAATTTTAAGGTGTTGGTGGTTCATCACATTCACAACATGCTTCTGTTGGGCTTGCCACATCATAGCAAAACTGCAATGGTGTTGGCTCTCTTAAATCCCAAACTAGATATATGTAACTTGCTTGATTACTATATGTAAAACTAGCTTGATACTCAGGAAGCGAACCTGTTGTTGGACTAGCTGTATTTAACAACGGAATTAAAGTTGATAAGTCGGCTTCATCATAATTTGTATTAGTTACTAAATATTTAAACTTATCTTGACCTGGCACAAACTCAAATGTCTGCCCTGGATTTTGTCTGTTTTTCATTGTAATAACAGAACCTAAAGCAGGTAATGTTCCAACTGATGAAGTTCCTGTTGTTTCATTAAATAAACTAACTGCATCATCATCAAGTGTTATTTGATTTGTGCTGTAAGGACTTACGTCAGTTCCTAAAGACCATCTGTATCTACATGTAGTTGTAAGGTCTGCATCTCCTGCAAAATTAAGAACAATCTCTTTAACAGTAATCCCTTGTCCTTCAGGACAATTAAAATCTACTTCATATGTAACAGGGTCTACACCTGGTGTTAATGTTACAGTTGCATCTGTAGGAAAATTAGACGGTTTGTTAAACGTAACAAATCCATTACCTGTTACAGTTTGATTAACTAAAATTACCCCATCCAATTCAACTAAAATATTTAAAGGGTTATTGGTTTCGTAATCAAATTTAACATCTCCTATAATTGTTCCTAAATCAACATTTAAAGTATAAGGCTCTGTAGAGTCATTCATTAATAAAGTATACCCACACTCTCTTTCGATTGGAGGTTGAGGTATTTTTCTTGTGTTAGAGCTTAAAACAAACTCATTCATGTATGGATCAAACCCACCTAATTTTTGAGTTTGAAAAGCATCAACAAACAAGTCTCTAAACCATGACCTCATACCAACTTCAGATATAACACCTAGCATACCACCTGTATCTCCTCTAGTTCCTGCTCCTTTTAATTGAATAACAGAACTTCTCTTTGCATCAGTAAAAAAAACGTCTTTCCCATAAATTGAAAAACTTTCAGGATTATTACTTATTCCGTATTCTTCTACTCTAGCTAATTGTGTTCCTAAAACTTCAGGTACTGAAGTAATAGCTCCACCTGCAGCTGCATCAGATAGTAAGTTTTTTCCTACAAGTAAAGAAGATATTTTATCTTCTTGTAAGATTAATATATCTGTTTGTCTTGAGTGCATTCTTCTTATAGGCCCATAAGATGTTTCAAGTGTTTTAAAATTAGCTAACGCTAAATTAAATTGATTCAACTTATTTAAGTTTGTTTCTTGATTAAACACTCCACTATAAGTTACATCACCAAATCTATCTGCCTCTTTATATTGCTCTTCAGATACAGAGGTTACCTTATCTCCTAAACTTAATGTAGGTTTTATTAAAGCATCTAAAACAGTATTACTTTCTACACCATTTCCAAAAGTAAAGCAATTAAAGAAACTTAAATCTACAATAGCAGGGTCTGTTAATGTTTGATCTTGGTCAGCATCTGCATCACCTGATAAATGAAATCCATTTACAATATCAAATGTTTGCTCGTTTTCATAATACAATTCATCATTTGCATCTAAAGGCTCTGTTTCAAAAACCATTAAAGATGTAGCTCTGTTTATTGTAACTGCAATATTACCAAAAGAGTTTCTTTTATCAGGTGAAGAACAATTAGGCGTTCCGTTTCTCCAACACATAAATTGTCTTCCATCAGCCGCATCTTCTGCAAAAAATACTACGTTTTGCCCTGGCCCTCCTGGAACTCCTATATTAAATATCGGAAAAGGAAGTTGAAAAATTGCTTCATCAAATGAAACACTATTAATAGTATCATCTGAACCTGTTGTTGCACCGTTTGTAAAATCTATATTGTCTCCTATAGCCCAAGCATATAAACTATCGTAATCTTGAGAAGCTGTAAATCTTTTTTCATAATCGTATGTACGACCACCACACTTGCTTCCTCTTCTGTTTCTGTGCGCTCTTAATTTAATCCTAACAAGACTACCTGCAGGTACATCATAAGGCTTAAATTCTAATTCACCAGGGTCACCAAAATCAGGATTATCAAGAGATGTACTTACTAATGTAATACAATAACTTCCTCTACAGTCATCTTTTCTATCAATAAAAGCATTGGGTGGATAATTCGCAGCAAACCCATTTGGTTTTAATTGCATATACGTTCCCCCTAATTGTCCACAAGGAGGGCTACCTGCTATAAGATTTCCATCTGCATCTTTATCGCAAAGAAAATCATCTACCTCTACACCAAATCCTAAAACTTTTGTTGATGCACAATTTAATACAGCACCATTTGTATCGGATTTAACAAACAAAGTGTCATTATCTTTTACTTTATCTCTATTATCTCCTTCAAGTTTAAAGTATATCAAGCCTGTTTCTTCTTCTTGAAAAAATATGTTTGAGTAAATAGTTCTATATAAACCTTTTGATTCTTTTATTACGAACTTATACTTAGTTGCCCAATATGGAGGGTAGTTGTTTAACTCAACTCTAATATTGTTTTTTGATACGGATTTATCACATGGTATAAAAACTGTATTGTTTGTATCAACTAAAGCAGTAGTGCTTCTTCCATACTCATCCATGTATACAATACCTATTTCATAATCTCTATTACTATGCAAGGATTGTTTTGAACTATCTTTAGCGTATAAACCTGTAGCATCAATAGATGATAAATACTCATAAGCAAACACGCCTAACGGTGCAGGAGGGGTTACTGTTTGGTCGTATTGTTCAAATTTTAAAGCAGGAAACGTAAAAGAAATTTCATCACTACCCTGTGATGTTTCAATCAATATACCTTGTGGTGTTCCTGTAATACCAAATCCTACATACTCCCATTCATTTTTAGTAAGTATACCACAATTAAAAAGGTCAGTTTGACTACTACCTGATGTACAGTTTGACTGACAGACATTAAAACAGCTTGAATCAGCTATAGCAACAAAGTTACTAACTGCATTTACAAACTCAGGGCTTGTAGCTAATGCAAAAACACTTGGATAATCTTGCTGTATATTAAAAAGAAAAGTTCTTTCGTATGAGTTTTCAGGTTGCGTTCCGTCATCATAAGATGCATCTCCTCCAAACGTGTTACTTTCATAAGAAAAACTAACACCTATCTGTGAGCCTGCTACCAAATCTAGACCACTAAAATCAATTGTTGTTTTTGCATTGTTTATACTAACACTACTTCCTTCTATTGTATAATTAACAGGGCTTAAAGTTCCGTCAATTTCATCTGCAGTAAGATCTTTTGATATTAAAGATAAGTTGTAATCTAAATATATTTCTTTTCCTTGTGAATTAACTACGTCATATCCATCAATGTAATTACCATACATTAATCTATTCCCCATAATCGTTTGAGCCTGAGCTTTTTTAGGCACGTTATCAAACAACCTAAGCAACTGAGCTTCAGGTAAAGTTGTAAATATTTTTTTATTTGTAAATGGCAATGTTTGAAAGCTATTGTCTTGCCATCCCTCGTTAATTTTATTAAATCTTTCTATAACATTGACAGTTTGACTTGTGCTAAACTTAAATATTACATCTATATCTTTTACGTTTTTACCGCCTGTGTCAAATGTAACATCAGTAGTGTTAAACTGATTAAGCATTCCATCATTATCATAGGTGTCATAGTTTATTTCAAAAGGCCCTGGGGTAAAGGCAACTTGACTAAATGGTGATAAGGCTGAATATTCTCCATCTTCATATTGCCATCTATAAGCAAAGCTTAAAAAAAGTTGCTCCATGTAATTTTCACCACCACCTAATTGATAACTATCTAAAGTAGGAGGATTTAATGGAGGAGCTAATATAACCCCTATATCTTGCTCTGTAATTTCATCAACTGTTGTAAAGTTGTTTGGCTGTAAATAAGTTCTATTTACATTTATCTTTCTAGGAGGGTTTAAATTATCTGTAAAAAATAATAAGTCTCCTATTAAATTAACTCCATTCACTAAATATTTTTCATCAAAGTTTAATATAGATGTAGATATTACGTGATAAAACAAAACAAATGTTCTAGTGTTATAAGAGGCTATTAAATCCACTTTTCCTGTAGACGATTGAGTATTTGCTTTATCATGCACAAACCAATATATGGTTTCATTTGCGCCATCTTCAAAAGCTCCAATACATCTTGCCTCAAGACTTAAAGGTGAGTTTTGAAACTCTAGCTCAACTACTAAATCATTTCCTTTTGAGTTTTCTACAGCGCCTATTTCAGTCCCCTCTGTAGAACCCAATCTTACATTTAATGCATCTATGTATTCGCCTTGAGGAACTAATCGTTCATCAATGCTTTTGTTCATTCTGCCTGCAACAAAGTTTTTTTGAATTTTAGCCATGTTATTTTATCCACTTGTTTTGTCCCCTTAGATTCATTAGTAATCTCCCTGGATGTATATTGCTCAATCTTAATTTTGCGTTCCTTAGTAGGGCTGATTTCTCTTTTCTAGCTCTATTTATTATAAACTCTTGAACACCATATTTACTAGACAGTATTACATATTTCATATATGAATAAATAAACTCTTCAAATAATTTATTTACACTTATTTCAGAGTCATTTCCATTTTCCATTCCGTCAGATACATATTCTAAAACACAAAGCTCACCTGCCATATCAGAACTAAAGTTTATTACTCCTGATTTTTTATTTATTTTAAAAGTAGGATTTGCATTTGCCGTTTCTGTATTTAATCCATATCTCGCCCCTACAGGATACTCAAAATACCAAAGGCCATTATAAAAATATCCTTCTTGTCCATTGTATTGACTCTGTTCGTTTAAGTATATGCTTTTTTTGCCACCTGTAATTCTTTGTAAGTCTACAGTAGAAGTAGATGGTTTTAATATTTTACCTTCATGGTCAAATAGTATTCTACAATTATTGTCTTGCAAATACGCATCACTCCAATTTGTTTGAATGTTTTCAGTTAGTGGTAGTAATGTTCCGTTTTTGTATAAAGAAATTCTAACCCAATTTACATAGTCGTGTGGCAACACATATCTTAACGTGTCACAAACTTCTAATTCTAAAATTTTAATTTCTTTCATTGAGTCGTAATTCAACTCCTGAATAGCTCTCTTAGCATGAAATATAATATTAAATCTTTCAACATTATTTATCAACTTGTCATTTCCAACATACATTAAAATGAAATTATTTACAATGTCATTTAATGATACATATTGATATGAACACCAATTTTCATCTTCTGTATGTGGATTGCCTGTATTTTCGTAATACTGATATTCTGTTATATATGCCATAATTTATCCTTCTTGTTGGTCTGATTCTTTTTCCTCCATTTTTCCGAATTGTGCTAATGCTGTTTCTCTTATAGATACTCCTGCGTACTGAAGAATTTTATTAACTAAATTAGTTTGATCAGAATCAGGCAATTCAAAATCTTGGTAATCTGCAGCTGTTTCATCAAAGCTAGGTTCACCACCTGTTATAATATTAAAATATGTCCAGTTAGGGTCTTTAGGATATCTAATATACTGAGAAATAACTGTACCTGCTGTAGTAATAGATTCAGGATAAACTGTAATTGTATTACCTAGATTAGTATTGTTTGCTCCCCCTAAAACATATGCAGGAAATGAAAGCCCTGGTTTTGTTATTGGTGAAGAGTTTAGGTAAAATATTTTGTTCTGAGAAACTCTTTCAACCTCTGTAATTCCTGTTGTAGCTACAATACTGTAACTAGTACCTACAAAAGTTCCTGATAAAAAATCATTACTTGATAGTGTTAATTGAGTCTCACTATCTACACTTACTACAAAAGCACTTCCTCCAGAAAAAACACCACCGCCTGTAGTGTTAGTTATTAACTGACCTGATTTTACCTGACCTCCTGTTACAAAATTTGCTGCTGCATCTATTAAAGTATTTCCTGTTGAACCAAAGGTTATTGTACCTGTTGCTGTAACATTTGGATAATAATTAATTTTATCAATTAAGTAGTAATCTTCAGGTAAATCAAACAAGTTAACTCCTGTATTTATTAAACCTTTAGTAGATGAAAAACTATCTATAACCTCAACTAATCCTTTTAAAATATCGGCATACCCTGATCCTGAAACTCTAGCATTCTGTTTTACTATCTGTGAATTATATTGATAAAAATAATCTTCAAAAATATCTAATTGTGCTTGCTTTGCATATAAATTAAAATCGTTAGGTGTTATATAACCAAAATTGTTTTTATTTGCGATAGAAAGGACGGTAGCTCTTACTGTATTTATCATACCCATTAATCTTTTGACAAAGATACAAAAAAAGGAGCTTCATTTTTTTGAAGCCCCTTTTATATAAAAACAGATTTTTTGTATTGGTTATAGTTTATCTTCCAATATTCTTAATACTTCTAATCCTTCATCACTCTGAAGAAATGACGCTAGAATAAATAAGGGGTCTTCACCATAAGGAACTGTAAGTAATTTTTTCTTGTTCCCTTTTAAGTTATAATAAACGTCTTTTTTATTCTTTAAAATTAACAAACCTTCACTAAAAAATCTAGCGCATTTGTTTTGAAGTTTTAATAAAGGATCGTTTAAAGCCTCCATAAAGTCTTCAGGATATTTACCTGCAAACATTCTAACATCTCTTTTTAATTCAGCTGATGTTAAATTATCAACTCTAAGTCCAACTACAATTCTTGCAACTGTTTCTAGCATTTCAATATCTAAATCTTTAGCTAAAACTTGAGCCTCTAATGCCACATCTAAGAAATCAACATCTAAGCTAGCATCTCTTTCTTTGTCAACTTCAACAAATTCTTTTCCGTTGCCAGGATGATGTGATAAAAATTTCTGTAATATTTGGTTTTGTTTTTCTACTCTTAAAAAGCCATCTTCAAAAATAATTGGCTCTAAGATTACATTACCATCTTGCTCATCTTCAAAAATACTCTTTTGATTTTTAGCATAACGCATAGACCTGTTTGTTCCAGTCTCTTCGTCAAAATATAATAATGTACTTCTTTTTGTATTCCTTGATGGAATTGTGTAGCTCAATGGAGCTTTGTCTCTGGTAAGTTTGTAGGTTTTATCTACAAAATTTTGTTTTTTTGTTTTCATTTAATTACGATTTGATTTTAATAAAAAAAAGGGGTGAGGTTAATCACCCCTTTTATTGTAATTATCTATATCTTATTTAAAGATAAAGAAATTGTTAGCACCTAAAGTACATAAAGCTCTTTCCGATAAGAAGTTTACTTCCATAGCATCTAAGCTAGAAGTAGCTGCTCCACCTGCTGAACCTGTAATCCAAGTTTTGTAACGTCTGTCTTCAGTTTCTGAAGCTCTGTAACGAACGTGTAAGAAAGGACGCTTAGCATTCTTTCCTAATACTTGGTCGTATACAGTTGTAGAACCTGCAGGTACTAGTACCCCATTGATAGCTCCACCAACTATATCACCACGCATTGTTGGGTCGTTAAGATATTTCCAGTCTGTTTTGTAGAAATCATATCCTCTACGGAATCCTGAGAATCCTAAGTTTAGAGCCATTTCTTCGTCATTGTCAAAAAGACCATATGATGTACCACCTGGGTTACCATATGAGTTTTGAGACGCTAACATATCATCAATGTCAAATCCAAACTCTCTGTTTAAGAAAATTACGTTTTCTTCAATAGAACCTTGCTTATCAAGTCTTTGAATAATTGCATCGAAATCTGCAAGAGTTGTTGGGTTACCACCACTCCATACATTTCCACGCTCTTCAATAACATAGAAAAGTCCTTCTGAACCTTTGTTACCTACACCTGAAGCTACACCTTCTACAATTGCTGCTGCACCTGAACCTGCTTCTGCTGGTACTGCTTCAACCATTGCTGTTTCTAAATAGTCTTCAAAACGAAGTCTAGTTTCATGCTCTGATTTCAAATACCATAAGTATCCTGTAGCACCATTTTCAGTTGTTACTTCAATCCATCCAATCTGAGCCATGTCAGAACCACTTACTGCGTAGTGATCTTTGATGATGATTGGTGAATTTTGGAAAATACTGTCATCAGCTTCTAACTGTCCTTGCATTCCAATAGCTCCTTTTTGAAACTCAGAACCATAAATGAATAAAGAACATTTTACTGCTGCTGCCATTGCTTGACCTGCTAACTCATAGTAAGCTACATCAACTGTTCCGTTTGCAGTATCTACTGCTGTAACAATTGCTTTGTTGCTATTAGTTGAACCAATTGAGCTATCAGATAGCATAATTGTTTGACCAACACGAATTGCAATAGAACCTGCTCCAGGCACTAACACATCATTAACTGTTAGTGTAGCTGTAGCCGCTCCTGCTGCTCCTGCTGATGTCACATCTGCATATTTAGTGTGTAATCTTCCTTGCTCAGCCCATTTGATAAGGTCAGAGTTAGAAGGCATTTCAGCGCCTACCATTCTTAAGAATGATGCTACTGTTCTGTTTCCATAACGTTCAAATTCTTTTTCATAAGTATCTGGAAGATACTGATTCAAGAAATCAAAGTTAGTAATATAATTTGTCTGTAATAAAACCTGTTCCGAACTTGGTTGTAAGTCAAACCCAGGTACTGCATCTACTGCCATAATTTTTGTTTTAAATTTTTAAACTTATTTTTTTTTACTTCTAATTTTCAATCCTTTTCCACTTGTATCTGAAACTTGTCTAGCTTTAAAACCTGTATCTCCAATTGACTGAGGAGTTTGCCTAATTGACATGTTGACGTTTTTACTTTTTTTAGTAACGTCACCAATCGCATCTGCTTTTCCTTGCTCATAAAAATAACTAGCAAATCGCTGAGGATCCATAGCAGCACTTAGCGCTCTATGCCATCCTTTAGCGTCACTTATTAAACCATCATCGCCCACATATTTATTGACTAGATTGTTTAAATCACTTTGCTTAGACTTCATCTCATTAACATCACCATAAGAATATTTTACTTTTTTGTCTCCTACTTCGAACTCAAAACCTTTGAATTCAGGATTAAAAACTTCATTAGTTCTTTTAACAAAAAACTCATTTTTCTTTTGCGCAATTTCGTTAGCTGATTGAGAATTTTTAATATAACTCTTGTAAGCTTCAATTTCCTTAACTTGTTCTTCTGAAATAGAAGTCCCACTTGACTCAAGAGGAATTCTGTATTTTTCTTTTAACTCATTAAGATATGTCTTAGCTTTTGAAAGTTCTCTTTTTTTAGCAATGTTCTTTTTCTTTATATCTTTTTCATCATCAATATCTTCGTCATAAGAAAATTTTTCTTCCATTAAATAATGAATATCTTCTTTGTCTAGGTCTGATTCTGTTAAAGAATAGTACTCTGCTAATACTTGATCGTCTTCTAAATTATCGTATTGTTTATTTACTTTTACGAAATCTTCGAATCCACGACCTGTATTCTTTTTATAATCTAAATATTTAGATACTTCTTCAGGTAAATTATCTGATTGTTCTCTTTGTGAAAACAAATCATCAACTGAAGATATATCTTTATTATATCTATTTTTAATATATGAAAGAACGTCTTCGTCTTTTATAGTTGGACTTTCAACTTCCGAATCTTCGGCTACTTGTTCTACAGGTTGTTTTTCAACAACATCAGTAGATTTATCGTTGTTTTCTTCTTCGTGTTTTTTTAATAGATTTTCTTCTACTTCCTGTGTAGATTTTTCTGGCACAGAATCTAGTGATTTTACTTTAATTTCCATTTGATTTAATTTTTACAAAGTTAATATATAATTATAATTGATTTTAAGGCTATCTTGGCTCAAATTCAGCAAGGTCAAACCCATCTAAACTATCTTCATTAGATTCAAAACTAACTGATGGTAGATTATTTTTTCTTTGTTCTATAAGTTTTGATTGCTCTGTATTTGCTTGAGATATCCTAGCAGACTTGGCGCTTTCTCTTTCATCTTCTCTTTTTTGCAAACCTTCTTGCTCCATTTTTTTCATATCAATATCCACACCCTTTAATCTCATCTGTAGTGAGAATTCAAGATTCATAAGCTCAGCTTTTATTGTAGCTTCACCTTGCATTTTTTTAACAGCAAATTCAGTTTTTGCTTGCTCTAACTGTAAAGCTGCTTGATTTTCCATTTGGAATTGTTGCATTTTTGCTTGTGCTGCCATTTGCTGTGACTGCTGATTTATTTGAGCTTGCTGTTGAGCTGCAGCGGCTTTATCTTTTTGAACTCTATCTTGTTTAGCTATTCTTTTTAATTTAAGTATTTGATTAGCTAACTTTAAATTTCTTATTTCACGAATATCAATAGCATCTTCTAAATTTATAGAATCTCTTTGTAATGCCATTTGGATATTTTGTTCCAGCATTTTTCTTTCTTCTTCATCAGGCTCAATTTCTATAAATATTCCAAAGTCACTCAAGTATAACTTACTTATTTCCTCAAGTAATCCAACGTTAAATTTTCCAATCTGATTAACAAACTCTTCTTTAAATTCAGAATACTCTAATACATCAGCAATTCTACTAGATAATGCTGTACAAAGTCTTTGACTCATTTGAAGACCTGCATCTAAAATATGTCTTGTTGCAGTATTGCTACTTAATGCTGCAAGTTTTTGTAACCCTACCAACGAATAACTATCAGGTGTGGATCCGTCTCTTGCTTCATTTAGGCCAGTTACATCTCTTATCATTTGCATATAATGATTATATGAACCTACTAAGCTTTGTATCTTGCCCTGTCCTGAATTACTATTTAATTGTTGAATAGGTACTTTTGCCTGATTGTAATCTCCATCTTGAGTATAACTTCTACCAATAACAGAACCTGTTTGAAAAAACATTCGTAATGCATCTTCTGGATTGTATGCTTGACCTGTTCCTAAGTCCACCTCATTTAATCCATCTGCATCTATAAAAACACCATCAGGTACTACTCTAGATATTACTTGTTGTAATTTTAAATGTGTTATTTGAATTAAATCAGCAAACGTAATCATACGTCTTGTTAATGATTCAAAAACGCCTTTATACATCCTAGGTGCGCATGCTATATATTCAGGATAAACTTCTTGAGATGCAGACTGTGGTCTAGCCATGTTTTCAGCCATTCTCCATTTAAGTAAAATGTTTGTCCCCATTACCATTACACCTTCATACCAAACATCTATGGTTTTAGAAACTTTTTTAAAGTTTCCTTCTTCTTGCATTTCCTGAGTGGGATCAAACGTATCTTCTTTTTCTATTACTTTTTCTGCTCCAGCTGAATTTATTTTTTTCTTATAAGTAAACGTGTGTGTTGTTTTATAATTAAAAAACAAAACAGTAGCACTATCCTTACTAAATAAACTATTATTGTAATACTGAGCTGTGTTATTGTAATCATACCAACTTTGACTATACTTAGATATTTCATCCATGTCTTGTCTTGTCAAACTTGTATCTATTTTTTTTAATTCGGTTATTGGTAATGTTTTAATCTCACCCCAATAAAAACAATCTTCAAAATGAGGATCTTCCGTATAACTATAAACAACATTAGCAGGGTCTACATACTCTACTCTTATTCCTGCTCCAGGTTGAAATGTATTTTTACACATTGAAACACCCAAAACAGTTTGATCATAGTACAGCTGCTTTTGTATTTCGTAATATCTATTTTCAGAAAGTAATGTATTTATTGCTTCTTCTTCTGCTATTTCAATTGAAGGCTTATACTTCAACTGCATGTGTAATGCTAATTCTTCTGAAGTATTAGGAACATCTTCTTCTGATGTAGCAAATGTATTTATTCCTAATTGCTGTTGTACCTGCTTCATAACAGGTTTTGCTAGCATGTCTTTTTCTAAATTTACTTGGTATTCACTTCTTTTATCTAAAGACATTCCGTCTTGAGCATAAGCATTTATCTTGAATACTCTATCTGCCATTCCATTTACAACAATGTCTACAAATTTTGGAATAATAGGCACAGGAGTCCAGTCTAAGTTTAAATAACTTAAATCTCCGTCTATTGCTAGTTCATTTTTATATTTTTGTATTGACTGCTCTCCACGAGCATATAGTCTCAATCTGTGGAAATCTGCCCATTGATTGTAGAACCTACTTTGTCCACCGTCTTTTCTGAACCATTCATATTGAATAGCTTGTCCTATTTGTAATCCAAACTCAAAGGAATCCTTTTCTTTGTCTGAAACAAATTGACTAGGAAAACCTGTGGGATTTAACGTGATTTTTACATCCTCCATTTATTGTATAATTTGGCTATAACTTCCCTTATTGTCGTATCTTGCAAAGTTAAGTTTTATTTTTGATTTCTTTTTAATGGG